TTTCTTGCACGAAAGTCGGCGAGCATCCCTTGGTATGTGTACAGACTCAATAATGGTGAGAAAGCAAGGACATCATTGATGCGTTACAAGCAACTTTCTCGTGGATTGCAAGCAGGTCAAGGTGCATACGAGCAAGCCATCCTTGCAAGGAAGAACGCTTACAGCGAAAATGTTGTAATGGACACTCCTCTTTCTAAACTCTTGGAAAGACCAAACCCATCTCAAGCACAAGATCAGTTCCTTGAGAACCTAATTGGTTACCATTTCTTATCTGGTGAGGGTAACATCTACGGAAATACCGGAATAAGCGGAAGCAAGGTTTTGGAGATGTTCGTTCTTCCAACGCAGTTCCTTGACATCTACCCTGACCCAAATGACCTATATGGCATCCTTGGATACAAACTAATGGTTGACCAAGGCATTGACATAGAGAAAAGTAGGGTTTGCCAATGGAAAACATGGAATCCAGACTTTAACTCAAGCACAAGGTCACACCTTAGAGGCTTATCACCGTTGCGTGCATCTTACAAGACCCTAAGAATGTCAAACGCTGCTGCTGATGCCTCCGCGATGATGGCTTTCAATGGTGGAGCAAAAGGTGCACTAACTCCAAAGGTTGTAGGTTCAATCTCTGCTCAACCATCAATGGAGCAAGCCAACCTAATTAAGAGGAAGCTGAATGATGATGTGAATGGTACACAAAACAAAGGAAGGATTGATGTACTTCAAACACCTTGGGACTACCTTAATTTTGGTTTGAGTAGTGTTGACATGGAGTTGGTTAAGACAATGCAAATGTCAATGCACCAATGGTGTAGGGTATTTGGTTTGCCTGCTGTGTTGTTTGACACAGACACATCAAGCTACAATAACTACCAAAATGCAATGCGTGACCTTGTTACAAACACAATTGTACCAAAGTTGTGCCAATTGAGAGATGAGCTGAACAAATGGTTGGTTCCACAATTTGGTGAGGACTTGTATATTGATTTTGATATTACTGCACTTCCAGAGATGCAACAAGACATGGAGAGGATGACCCGTTCACTTCGTGATGCAAACTGGTTGACCTTTGATGAAAAGCGTGTAGCGATGAACTACTCAGAAAGAGAGGGTGAATTTGGGTATGCTTACGTTAATGGTGGACTTGTAAGGCTTGATCAAGTTGGGATGGATTTAACTGTACCTGATGGAACAAATAACGGCAACAACTTCGGATCAGACAATATGGTCAATGGTGATGACTCTGCATCCCAAGATGGTGTCGGAGAGGAAATGCCGAACTGAACAAATGATGATGGCCAAACTGAGGTTGTGGCATAAAAAAAGACTTGAAGATGAACGCGAAGCAGCGAGAGCAATATTGGTTGAAAGTGGAGAGGTTGAGAAACCAACTTGATGCCAAGTATATTGCTCTTTTTGCTAACGAGATTGACAAGGACATGAAGCGGTTTATTGTGATGCTAAAGAAGAACGGCCCAGAGGCTACTCGTAGCATGATGGGTACTTATGTGTGGAACGAGGAGATGTTTACTATTATGCAGCAATTGTACAAAGAAGCTGCGATACTATTTGGCAATGCGAGTTATAGGGCGGTTGGGATAATGAGCAGAAAGGCAAGTAACCCGTTTGGACTAAATTTAGATTGGGTTAATGAGATGCTTACTTTTTTAACTAAATTTGGACTGCAATTGGTTGCCAACATGACCAATACTACTAAGATGAAGATTGATGCCATTATCTCGCTTGGCATTGCGCAGGGTTTGAGTAGTGATGAGATTGCTAAGATGATAATGGAGGATGAGGAACTTGGCTATGCAAAGATGAGGGCAACAAGGATAGCGAGGACTGAGGTGATGAGGTCAAGCAACTATGCTGCGTTTATTGGAGCAAGCAAGCATGACTTCTTGGTTGACAAGATTTGGATTGCAACAAGGGATAGCAGGACAAGAAGGATTCCAAGAGATTCTTATGATCATTGGGATATGGATGGGCAAGTGGTTGCATTTGATGAGAACTTTACGAGTAGGGATAAACTTGGGAGACCTGTTGTTGCTGAGATACCTGGTGACCCAAAGAGTCCTAAAGGATTTACTATAAATTGTAGGTGTACGGTTGGATTTATTCCAAAACGTGATGCAAATGGTAGGTTAATTTTAAAACAGTAACAATGCCGATAAGTAGGTGCGAAAATGGTAAATATAGGATTGGAGAAGGTGAGTGTATGTACACCAGTCGTGACTCAGCAAGAGAGGCTTATGTGGCTTATTTGGCTGAGCATCCAGAAGAAAATGAACAAGAAAATAAAAAAAGTATGATATATAATTACAAATCATTTGAGGCCAATGTCAAGGATGTTGACTCAAAGAAAGGCGAGGTAAGCGGTTATTTTTCTGCATTTGGAATGGTTGACTCTGATGGCGATATAATGATGCCAGGTGCTTTCAAAAGGTCTATTCAAGATTGGGGGCCAGAGGCAAAAGGAAGGGTAAAGCATTTGCTCAACCATGACCCAAGCCAACCACTTGGTAAGATTGTTGAATTAAAGGAAGATGGCTATGGTCTGTACTATCGTTCACAAGTTGGAACGCACAGACTTGGTCAAGACTTTATCAAAATGGTTGAGAGTGGATTGATTGGTGAACACTCAATTGGATTTAGGACTTTGAGAGAGCAAAAGGCAGCAGAGGCAAATGAGATACTTGAGGTTATGCTTTTTGAAGGATCAAGCCTTACTGCTTGGGGTGCAAATGAATATACACCAATTTTGGGGATAAAAAGTTTGGAGGAATGTACTAAGATACAAGAACAAATTAAGACATTTGAGAAGTTTATCAGAAACAGCGATGTGACTGATGAGACAATTGAACTATGTCTGATTAAGGTCAGACAATTGGCGCAAGCGATTGAGAAGGCAAGTAGCACACAGGCAGTTGAAAATACACCTGTGCAGCAAAAGAACAACGAGGAACTTGAGCAGTCACTAATATCAATATTAAGGAAATTCTAAATTAAAAGTAAAATGGAAGATTTAAAAAAGTTTGAAGCTGCTCTTGATGCCAAATTGGCTGAGCAGAAGGCTGAAGTAGCCGTAAACACAGAGAAGGCTGCAAAAGCATTTGAGTCAAGGATTGAGCAAATCAACGAAGAGTTGGTTAAGGCTAACAAGACTGCTGCTGAAGCAAGAAACGAAGTTCTTGAGGCTAAAGCATCTTTTGGCAAATTGCAAGCTAAAGAAAGTGCTAAAGTAGCAACTTCTTATGGTGAGCATATCTTCAATATTAAGAACGAGATTGGTTCTGCTATTGAGAAAGGATGGAACGATATCAAAGCTGCTGCTCGTGGCAATGGTAAAGGTTTCATTTATGAAATGGATGCCAAATCTGTTCAAACAATGACCATCGGTACTAACCTGACTGGTTCTGTTTATACATCTTATGTTGACAACGCTTATTTGAGGTCTTATGTAAACCCACATCTGCGTTCTGTATTCAACATCATCCCTGTTTCTACCGGATCAGTTTCTTTCCCTCGTGGTAATACTCCAGTTGGTGAAGGTTCTTTCGGTAAGCAAACTGAAGGTTCTGATAAGCCTCAAGTTGATTACGATGTAACAGTTGTAAACACTGCTCTTTCTTTCATCGCTGGTTATGCTAAAGTTAGCCGTCAGATGATTGATGATTTGCCATTCTTGCAAGCTTATCTTCAGCAGTCTTTGATTGAAGATTTCCAAAAAGCAGAAGATACTTATTATCTTAATGCCATTGCATCTTCTGCAACCGCAGGTTCTTCTTCTGGTGCTAACACCGCTGAGAAGTTCATTGATTATGTTGCTCAGTTGGGTGCTTTGAACTGGATGCCTAATCTTTCTTTGATGACTCATGCCGGTTGGGCTGCTTTGTTGAAAACCAAGCCTGCTGATTACTCAGTACCTGGTGGAATGGTTATTGACAACAATGGTAATGTAAGAATTCTTGGTATCCCTGTTGTTCCTCATTCTTTGGTTACTGCAAACAGAATGTATGTATTGGATACAACTAAGTATGCAATCGCACAACAATCTGGTCTGAATGTACGTTCTACTGAGTTTGATCAGGATGACTTCATCA